ATTTTATCTATTGTCATAGTTTCTGACAATGTAAAATTTTTAACTTCTTCGTTATTTTTTCTTATGCGATCTTTTATTATCCCATTCATAACAGAAAATATTTTTATATCCAATATGTCTTCAACAATCTCTCTCCTATTAGCAGAGGATAATTGCATAAAAGGCACAAAAGAAGCATTACCAAGTATTACGATTTGAGTAAATGATTTATAATTAAGTTTTAGGATATTTTCTTCCAGATATTTTTGTTGGTCGTTAGCAGATGCTGCTTGATTTTGTATTTTTCCATTTACCCAAATTTCAAAAACGTTTGGTTTAATACCTCTAATAATTTTGTATTTTTTAGATCCAATATCAAATTCTACCGTAACCAAACAATCTTTTTCATTGGTTGAATTTACCAGTTGCCCTCTATTGATTTTCCTAAATGCTTTATTAAAAAGACAAAAACATATAGCATCCAGCATTGTACTTTTTCCAGATCCATTTGATCCGATTATAAGAGTAGTTTTGGATTTTAAAAGATTTATTTCTGTTTCTTGATTTCCTGATGATAAAAAATTACGATAGGTTATTCGCTTGAATAAGATCATAGTCTCTTGGGGGAATTACAAATTCATTGGGTGTTATTATTACGTAGTGATATCCATACATCTCACAAGTTTTTATTGCTAACTCATCTTCAACTTCCGCAACGGACATCTTAGGATAATCTTCTGCTTCCAATAAACCAGCATATCTTTCCGCATCATCGTAATCAACAAATAAGTATAGAGCCTTTTCTCCTTCCTCGTCAATTACCGAGTACGCACCCTCATCTTCTTTACCTTCTATAGTTAATATAAACATCATACCACCTCTAAAGCTTCTTTATAGGTATCTTTTAGAATTTTTTTGATCATATCTTTGTTTAAATCAAATTCAGATTCTTCTACGTATTTATTCAAAATGGTGAGAGTATCCTCAATTTCAACATCAGTATAATTGACCAAAGAATCTTCTACTTCATAATTCTCAATTATCTTTAACTCTGATGGATTTTGTTGAGTTAAAGCATCGATAAAATTATCAAACTTTAATTGATTTTCTTTTTTGCGAACAACAACCTTAATCATTTTGTTTGAAATAGAAGAAAAATCAATATTTGGCATCTCATCATCATAATAAATTCTCTCAAACATTGTGTATGGATTTTCTATGAATTCTAGTTCATAATTTTCCGTGTCAAAATAGTGAAATCCTCTATTATCATTAACATCGGACCAAAACATTTGATATGGATTTCCCAGATAAAATATTTTCCCATCATCACTTCTTGTATGATAATGTCCAGAAAAGACTCTATCAAATTTACTAAAAATTTCTTTCCCCATACCATCAGTATTGACGTGTCCAGGATGAGCCATAAACCCATTGAGTTCCAAATGACCGAAAACAACCTTTGCTTTAGTATTACTCAATAAATCAAGAGTTTCTTTTTCATTGTCAGAGCATATCCAAGGCAAACAAGCGATATTCAAATCGTCAATCGTAAATTCAGATGGTGATGATATTTTTACTACATTCTTATATTCATTTAAGAGAGAATCAATGGCATTAATCTCATTTGTATTTTTATAGTATGCATCGTGATTCCCTACGATATTATATACTTTTATTCCTAGATCTCTAAATTTATCATAAACATTAACCTTTGCCCATTCAAGAGCCCAATAATCTATACCTTTTCTACTATCAAAAGCATCTCCCAAATGTATGACTACTTTAATTCTATCTTTTTCTAATTTCTTAAAAAATACATCGTTATAAAACTTTAGAAAATAATCGTGAAAAGACTTGTTTGCTTTCCTAAAATTATAATGTGTATCGGTAATGAGGGCTATTTTCATAGTAAAAAATATTTTCAAATATAAAAAATAAAATAAACACTATTGGTATAACTTACTCTGAACATTATCTTTAATTGTATTATAGTCGGAACTATTATATCCGTCATCATCTACGGTAAACACTTGCTCATACCCAGTTCTTTCTAAGATCTTTTCTTTAATCTCAATTTGCTTTTTCTCTTTCTGAATTCTTCTCAAAAAAGCATAATAAACAATTTGAGTAAAGTATGCAAAAGGATTTGTTTTTGTTACATCAAAGTTATTAATATATTGAACACAATTTTCAATACCATCACTTATCATATCCTCTCTAAACATATAGTTAACAAAATTAGGACGATATGATAAGTGTGTTGCAATCTTTAAAAAGCAATCACCAAGATAATTTGGAATCCTTGGATTTGGTAATCCATTTTTCTTAGCAGCATCCACCTTCTTCTTGTACTGAACAAGAGCCTCGTGAAACTCCTTATTGTTAACATAATGTGGATTTTTCTTTTCTCTGTTCATTAAAGTACCATTAGTTATCTTTATTATAGCAAAGTTTCCAAATATATCAAGTATTGACAGGATAAAAAAATCCCTATAGAATCACTCTGTTCGGGTTCAAGATAAATTATACCTTTAATTAGATTTATAAAGTTTCTCTAAGGATACTCTTGCTTCCGATATAGAAGACAGATATCCCATATTAGGAGTTATTTCTGTTAGTCCGGATACTCTATCTTTTTCCCTAACAAACTTTTTATGAATCTTTATAATACTTTGATCAACTACTTCTGTTATAGTAATCACTTTATCCATATTAATTATAAACATAGAATCATTACTCAATTTCATCCAAGGATGAAGTTTAAGACCATTGACTCCTAGTTGTTTTATAGAAACAGCTTCCATAATAACAGGATTATCTAAAATTAAGATAGTTCTATCTTTTTCTTCACATGGGCATACTTTAGAAAAGATTTCTTCACCAGATACAAGTTTTATTGCTGCGTAAAATTCTTCTTCCATTATTGTTGAAAATTGATCTTTATTAATTCATAATTAAATTTTTCTTCATTGTATATTTTAATCCTTTCAATCAAATGGTTTAATGTATAATTTTTTTTAGATTTATAAATTATCTCATCTGCAATATCATATAAAATTGCTTTGGTCTTATTATTTCCTTTTCTTAATACTCTACCAATAGATTGTAAATTTCTTACTCTTGATTTAGATGGGCTTGCAAATATTACATTGTGTAAGTTTTTAATGTTTATTCCTGTAGAAAAGGTTCCATAAGATGCAATAATTATTGCATTATTTTCTTTTTCGGTTATTTCTCTAACCTTTTCCCTTTGTTCAGCATCAACCCCACCGTGTACAAAAAATATTTTTCTATCAACCGAAGCAGAAGTATTTATATTTTCATATAATGGTAATCCATGTGATTCTACTCTATTAAAAAGAATTAAACTATTTCCCTTTAAATCTAAAGCAAGATTTTTTATAAATTTATTTCTTTTATCATTAGTTATCAGATACTGTATTTCTTCTTCATAGTCATTAAATTTATGTTCATTATGCTTTAATAAAAGAACTTTTATTTGTAGTTTAGATAAATGACCCTTCTCAATTAGATCTTTAGTCTGTGTTACCTTATAAGAAGGTCCAAATAATCCCTCTAAGACCCATTTATGCGTCTGTGACCCATCTAAAGTACCAGTAAACCCAAAACGGTACTTAGCGTTATCTGCTTTAGTCATAATGCCCACTAAAGACTTAGATTTAAATAAATGTGCTTCATCCCCAATTACTACATCAAAATCAGAAAAGAATGCCCTTGGCAAATTATAAACAGATTGCCAAGTAGTAATTACCACTGATTTATTTGTATTCTTTTCTTTACCAGAGTATATTTTATGACAATATGATTCCGCATCCCAACCATAGTCTTCAAAATCTTTATACATCTGCTCAACCAAAGATGTAGTTGGGACAACTAATAGGGTTTTTTTGTTTAGAGATTCAAAATATCTAACTACAGAATAAATCATCAAAGACTTTCCAGAAGCCGTTGGTGATATTAAAAGTTTTCTATTATACTTTAAAGCGTCATAAACTGCATTTATTTGATAGTCTCTTGGTCTATGTTTTGATATTTTTTTCATAAACTCTTCAACTCCTTCAAGAGAAATCATTTGATTTTCTTCAAATGGAGATCCATAAAACTGATTATCTTCAAAGTCTACAGAGTAATCATATTTTTTTGCCCAAGATACAATCTTGTCCAGCAGACCAACATATATCTCCCCAGTATGAGTACTGTATAGCCTTATTCTTCCATCCCAATACTTACTTCTGTATTGTGGCATAAATTTTGCACCAGGAACATCAAAAGTAAAATACTCAGACATCTCTTGGTGAATATGAGGCTCAGTTGATATTTTAACGTAAACCTCGTTCTTTTTTTTAATAATAATATCAGCCATATCCAGCAGTAAATTTCATATATTCAATGGAATTTTTTATCTGGTAAGTTCTATTTAAAATAGTTTTAAGAATACTTTCCAGATAACTCAACATTGTTTCGTAATAGTCAAGTTTGGATAAAGACTTTATAATATCTTCATCTGCATCCATATACTTATCTATATCACCTTTGAGGACCTTATAATCAAAGGGGGTTTTTTTATATACTTCGGGATCTGCTTTACCTGTATAATATAACCACTTTTCTTTTTTTAAAATTTTATACTTTGCTTCTCCCATTTTTTTAAGAAGCAAAATGTTATTGTAAATTTTATAATATTTAGCGTGAAGTGCTGGTATTTTTAAAGATTCTTCGTGTAAATTATCGGGATCAATTAATGAGTCCGTATCCCATAAATTTTGTATAGTTTCAAGATCCATAATTTAAAAAAGTATCAAATTATTATATTATAGCATCAGTCCAAGTGGATATTAAATGATGCAATCTAACTTTATTTAGATTTGCAATAACTATATGAAAAAAAGTTGTATCATTTATTCTATTGTAATAATATCATAGATGGTATACTTAAATACTACTTCAGCAGTTACATAATCGGCACTATTTACTTGAGAATTGAATGGTATTGTTGATAAAGAAACTGGAAATAATCCTTTAAAATTTATTTTTACTATTGGGTTAAAATTGCTATTATATACAAGTAACTCTCCATTACTCTGCCCAGAATATGCAGTTTGTTCTCCTGGAGTTTGTTGATCTTCGTCTAATAATTCTTGATATTCATATACCGTTTCTGGGTATCCAAATCCACGTAACCAATTATGTACAGTAATATAATTCTCCATATTTTCATCCACAATAAATTTCAAAGATAAATCATCATATGTCAATTTATCTCCTGGTATGGGAATATCCTTAAGATAAGTTGATTGTACAGCGACACCCAAATTTATTCCCGGTAAATTTGCTTCGTTACAAAAGAAATCTACTTTTGGTTTATTTGATAAGATAAATTTAAATCCAGAAGGATTTAAAAAATTCCTATTTGTTATTTGATTCAATATAGGGGATGAAGCCATTTTTTTATTACTATTTATTTTTTAAAATAAAAAAAGAGGGGATATTATCCCCTCCAAATAAACTAGTGAAATAAATCACATTAGGTTGTCTACACGTACTCTTCTGTAGTAGCGGTTTCTGTTTGGTTGGAGAGTTCCTTGATCCTGATCTGTTCCAGCAGCGAATGGATTTGCAACAATACCATAACGAGTCTTGAATCCAATCTTTGGTTGGAAGGTGTTCTCTCCAACTGCACGTACCATCTGTAGAGGTACATAAGGGCAGTAGAAGATACCAGCATCATAAGGTGAAGTACCCTTATAACCAACAACATAGTACTGGTTAGCACTGTTGTTAGCAGAATATGGGTCAATATAAACCTTATAACGACCATTTAGAACACCTGCGAAGGTGTTGCCTGTGTCATCAACGTTGAGGTTGGCGTTAAGGGCTGGGGTATAATCCAGTAGTCCTGCGTGTGAGAGTGCAGAAGCAACATCGGCAGAGCAAAGGATCATATTGCCCTTTCCTCTACGAGTTCTTTGTGCAATCTGGTTTGCATCACGCTCAATCTGGAAGATGAGACCCTTGAACTTCTCAACGGACCAACGACCATTGGAGTCAACATCAAGGTCAAAGACACCCTGAGTTGCGGTGTTAAGGGTAGCGCCTTGTTCAGCAACCTTATAGATGGTTCTGATAACTTCGCGGTTGATTTCGGCAAGAATCTCAGTTGAGAGAATGTTTGCTAATTCCGCTTCAGCATTCAGACCGTGGATTGCCTTCAGGTCTTGTGCAAGCTCAAGGCTGTACTCTGCTTTCAGAGCTCTTGACTTTGCAGTAACGGTAACCTTATCAATTGAGAATGCCATCTCATTGAATGGGTTTGCAGATTCTCCAAGACCCTCAGCGTCATCAGTACGAAGACCCTGACCTACGTTGTAGGTATATGCTTGATCTTGGGATGCAGTTGGGTTGAGGAGACCTGGATTTGATCCGTTCTGAGCGCCAGTACCAAAACCAGATGTTACGCTAGAGAAACCAGCAGTACGATCAAGACCTGAATCCTGACCAGAGAATGCGGTATCTGCCTCGTTAAACAGTGCCTCATCACCAGACTGACTGCTGTAACGTGAGCGCATTGCGAAGATCAGTCCAGTAGGACCATTCATTGGCTGAACGCCAGCGAGATCATACGCAACAAGGTTAGGCATTGAACGTCTGATCAGTGAGATCAGAACGGGATCAAAACCAGCAACAGGACCAGTTGCTGTAGCGTTGGCGCTAAAGCCAGCTGCAGAACCACTGTTGGTGCTTACGGTTGGTGCTTCGTACAGGAACTGACGCTCCTCACGAAGGAATTTTTCTTGGTTTTCAAGCAGGACTGCGGTTACCATTCTGCGATGTGGATCGCTGATTCTATCCAGACCTTCGTAGTCTAGAAGGGGTGCCCACTTCTCCTGCAGATGCTCAGCATTGAACATTTGCATTTGTGTTACCTCTTTAAAAAGTTAGTTTGATTGTTTATGATTTAAAAATCACTTTTTAGAAACTCTCTGCAGTGCATCGAGATAATATGACATTGTTCCAGTAACTGACTGGCTATAGTCAGTCTCTTCCGCAATGTAATCAGAGCTGTCTCTTTGAGTACCAGCATTCTTAGGGAAATATGATTCCCTTAATGTTACCAGTTTCTCACGATATTCTTCTTCACTATCAAACTCAACATTTTCAGCAAGAGAAGCAAGCTTGTCTTTCTGTGAAAGTGCTAGACCTTCAGAAACTTCAGCAAAAATTACATCAGTAACCGACTCTGCTAATCTCTTATTTAGAGCAATATTCTTTTCGATTTGCTCGTTGAGTTTTGTCTCCATTTCATCAAGTTTTTCTACCATACTATTGAGTACATCATATCTATCTTCAGGGATTGTTACATAATGTTCTTCAAAAAGACCCTTCATTCCTGAGAGGAATGATTCGGTCATTTCAGTCTTAAGACCAGCTTCAACTGCGAGTGCGTTCTCCTGAATCCACTCGTCAGCAACATATTCAAGATAAGAATCAACTCGGGAAGTTAATTCTTCCTTAATTGATTCTACTTCTTCTACGAGTTTTTGCTCGTAGTACTTAACTACTGCTTCTTCAATTTGCTCAGTTCTAGCATTTAGGGCAGCCTCAAAAACTGTTTTAGCTTTTTCTTTAAATTCTTCGGAAAGATCTTCTCCAGATAACAAGGCACTTACATCCTCTTCAATTTCTTCTTCAATTTGAGCAAATGCTTCCTTCATTTGCTTCTCTTCTTCATCATCTTCCTCTTCCTCATCTTCATCCTCTTCTTCTTCACCTTCGTGCTTAGATGACTTCTTAGCAGCTTCTTCCAATTCTTCTTCAGTTTCCTCTGATTCTTCTTCAATTAGATCTTCATCTTCAAGTTCCTCAGAGTCTTCCTTCATTCCTTTCATTGGATCTGCTGCCTTTGCACCTTTAGTTACAACATCCTTAACTTGCTTAAGGGTTGCACCAGGTGTTTGCAGTTTTGCCGAATCATCATCTGGCTTATAGTTCTCTGGTGTAGGTCCACCAAGATCTTCCCATCCGCCAGTTTGACCATCGGGAATTCCTGCTGTTAACTTATGCATTGGTTCTGCTGATTTTGCACCAGCATTTACAGCAGTTTTGGATTGTTTAGTGCCTGTTTCCATCTCTTGTAAATTTTTACCACGGGACATTTGATCTCTCCGATTAACCTATATGTTTAATCTATATTTATTTATAAATTACAAATTTCCTAAAAACTCTTGGAATAAGTTGAGTTTTTGTTCGTCAAGTGCTTTTTGATCAACTAAAGTATTTATTCTTCTTTGCATACCTTCTGCTGCTTTCTCTCTTAAGATTCCACCAGACCAAATCCACTCTTTTCCTTCCATAATTCCATCAACAAAAGCATCGGGGGCAGAAGGATCTGCTACAATATCAGCAGCAGTAGCAAGCATAAAGTCTTCACCAACAACAGAATATCCTTCATTTGTGGGACGTAAAGATCCAACGCCACGAGAAGAAACACCTAAGCATACACCTTCAGAGAGTAAAGATGATGCAATTTTACCCATTGGAGTTTCAAGGATTTTTGCCTTACCTTTAAAATTATTTCCCTCACGAGTTAAAGAAACAATTTTATGTGAAACTCTATCGAGATTTAGAGTTGGACCATCTGGATGTCCAAGTTCTCCGAGGGCACGTCCTTTTTGGATAAAGTTTTCGTTGTATCTATTAACTTCTCTTTCCAAAATAGACATTGGATATACCCTTTTGTTTCTATTTTGGATATCTGCCTGTAGGAAGCATCCTTCAATAAAAAGGGACTTTTTACCATTTTTTTCTTCGGTAATAACTTTTACCTTTTCTATTTCTTCTGTGATTAGTTTCATTGTTCTTAGTTGGTAAATCCTACTTTTGATGCTTTTATGGAAGTTGATGTGTAGACAACATCAGATGGAAGTTTTTCTAAAAATTCTACAGAATTTGCAGGCATACTAAATTCAAGAGTAGAAGATGCACCAACAACAGTCGCAACACCAACAGTAACAATTCCTGAAGTATTATTGTGCAATCTTACACAAGTAGCATTATTAATATTTGTTGCACTACCAACAGTTGTGCCAGTACCAACTTCTGATTCAATTAGTCTAGTTCTTTGCATTGGTATAATAAAGACTTTATTAGTTATTTATAAAATACTCAATTACCTACTAATTTCTTCCCAGTCTAATGAAGCAAAAACATCAGCACCAGCAGTATCAGATGCAACTACCAGTGTTAATTCATAAGGAGTTCCAGTCAATCCATTTCTTTCTAACTGAAACTTAAATAGTGCTTCTTTCAGAATATCAACATTTGCAGAAGATTGATTTGCTGATGAGAAGAAACCAGATGCTAATATTCTTCCACCACTTACAGTTCCTCCATCAATCTTATATTCAACAGCACTATCAACACCAGCACTGACCCAAGTTCCACCAGTAGTAGTTGCTGATTCTCTCATCTGCCAATTGTATTGTGGTCCATTTCCAGTGCCCATCAGTGATAGTGCGGTCAAAATTACAATCGCATCTAATCTATTTGGTGTTGTTTTAAGACGAATTGAAATCACAGGATAATAAGTTCCTGCGGGAGTTGGTAAATCTACTGGTGCTGTGATTGGTGTTTGAAC